CAATGTTCTAGCTCACAGCCAGAATAAACTAGCATATCCCCTTGTTTTAAATCTACTTTAATACCTTTCTTACCAACTTCTCCAGATGGCTCTAAATATATAGGCCAGTCATCGCCACCAAGATTCATAGTAGTAGATATTTCACAACTAAATCTATCTTTATGTCTTTTAAGTTCATCACCTTTTTTATAGATTCTTGCATAAGTATAAGCTGGATATAATTTTAAACCTGTTGCCTTTTCCATATCTGGTTGACATTTAAGTAGTAAAGTTTCCATGGCCATATTAGCATATTGAGAATATGTATTTGGAATTTGCTCATCTTTACCTTCATAGTATCCAAGTATAGTTTCAAAAGGTGAAAAGTATCTTGCTTGTCTACAAGTATCATAAACCTGTTTTTGCATTATAAAATAGTTTGCAATAAAACTTGCTAAATCTTTTGATATTGCTTGACGAATAACTGTATATTTTTTCTTCTTAAACATCTTTAGCCATCTCTTTTGGCACTGCTTGTATGTTCCAATGTATAAATCTAAATGGCTCGTAACCATAATCCACAGCATATTCATGCTCTAGGTATCCAGGAAATATAATTAATGTGCCAGGTGTAGGTTTGAAATGTATCAACTCACTACCATTCCACACACCTTTTATATCTGGTTTCATTTTTAATTTAGTTGCACGTGCACCTGTTTTAGGTTCATGAAATATTGGATAAGAAGTTTTATCTGAACACTTTAAAAAATAAAAACCTGATACATGTTGATTCCAATGTATGTGTGCAGAATGATGACCACCACCTTTTTTAGCAAACTCTTGTACCCATAATTCAGAGAACATAGTTGTATACTGCTGCATATCATAACCCATGTGATCTAAAAACTCCCAAGATTTTTGTCCAATATAATTTCTAAAATCTATAAAATCATTATCCATTGTTAATGGTGTTGAGTGATGAGACAATCCAAAGTCACCGTATTTTTTAATATGTGCTTTGTTTCTGTTTTTTGCTTCTTTGATATATCTATTAGAAGCTTTGTTTAAAGATTTTACAAACTCTGGTTTTTGTTCTGACCAAACAGGTGTACTAAAATAATTATTTATAAACATTATCTAAAAGGCCTTCCTAAATGCCATACCACAAGACTATATCTTGTGCCTGATGTTACTGGTTTAACTCTATGCCACACAAAACTAGGAAATACAATAATAGATCCTTTTGGTAATATCTCTTTACATTGCACTCTATGTTTTGATTCATCTCGCATATGTGGATCATAGTTTCTAAAATCAAATTCTAATTCACCACCTTTGTATTCTGATCCATCCGTTAATTGACAAGTCATAGATAATTTTCTAATTTTACCTTTATCAGGTCCTTCTTTTTCATAAGGTTTATCCCAACCATCACAATGCCAATCATAATATTGGTTTAGTTTATATTTTGTAAACTGACAAGATTCTGATCTTTCCCAATCAAAATTCCAACCAGCTCTTGCATTTGCTTCATGAACATATGGATGTAATTCCTTATATATCCAGGTATCATTAAGCCATACTAAATCTGATTTTCTTTTTTTCTGTATATTCTTTACATCTTCTTTTGATAATTCTTTTTTATCATATCCACCTGTTCTAGCCATAACTTCTTTTTGTGCATTAGCATATTTAATTACTTCATCACAAAATTTATGTGTGAGAGCACCACTAAAATACCAGTAATAATTAGATATATTCATACGTTATAGTTTGGACAAAATTTAAACTATCCTTTTGGTTATTAGTTATGTAATACATATTAGTTGATGGAAACATAATAAATTTGTTATTATTTAATGGTATGTCCCAACTTCTACCTTTACGTCTGTTATCTTCGTAATGTATTCTAACCACACAGTCTTTAACTTTTACACCATATAATAATGTAAAGTCTGGTGAGTTTCGTAAATCTACTGGATCAATATTAAGTAATGGTATTGTTGTTTCTGAAGGCTTATAAATATTGCCCCACGTTTCTTTGTTAACTAAATTAATATCATATTCCACACCAATGTGATCTCGCATATATGTATTTAACATATCCCAAGTTCTTGAGAACGGAAAATCTTTGTTTTGAATTTGTGATTGTAAGATGTCGCCTGATAATTTATCTCGGTCAATGTCCCAATCTTTAGGCATTGCCACATCGCCGTAATATAAAGCTTGTTCTGTTAATACTTTCTTATGCATACCACCACCTTTTTTAATTTATGCTTTAGAATCTGTCAAGTCCCAAGATTGATTGGTTTCATTCCAATCATAAAACCACTGGTGAGTATTTGCTGCATTTTGTGATTCTTGTTCTGCAGTTAACGCTGGAGCATCACCAATTGGTGATTGCCATCTAGCATCAGTTGTATTTTTTACCCAAGAAGCAAAAGGTTTTTTAGGCCAAAAGATTTGATTATCTTCGTCCCAAGTATGACCTATACCTGCGTAGTTTCCTCTAAATGCTTTTGAGTTATCACCAGACTTATGTGTATTGTTAACAGTATTGTAAGATGTTTGAATCCACATTTGTGCAGGCCAATTATTGTGTCGTTCTAAATATTGTTGACCTACTGATTCATCTTCAACATTGTCAGCATTTAACATGTCTTTGTTATTAAGTGTTAATACTTGAATAACTTTTCCGTTAACTCCTAGTTTTGCAAAATGTGCCATAATGTTTCTCCTTATATATTAATTTTTATTATCGTTCAACTATTGAAATTTATACCTTAATATTACTATACCAGAGCCACCAGCACCACCTCCTTGTTCTCCATCACTACTAAATCCACCAGTTCCACCACCGCCACCACCAGTATTAGCTGTTCCTGCTGTTCCACATTGTGGACTTCCAGCAGGTGAACCTCTTCCTGCTTTACCGCCGCCGCCAGTTCCACCATCGGCAAAATTACCACCACCTCCACCACCAGAAAAAAAATAATTTGATCCACAATTAACACCAGTAGTTCCAAAACCTTGCACACCGGCACCTACACCACCTGCTCCACCATTTGTTCCATTATTAGATGGAGTTCCGTCTGTTCCAGCTGCTCTAGCTCCACCGCCACCACCAGCAGATCCTCCATTAGGAGCTGAAGGAATACCATCACCTCCAGGATTACCTTGAGGTGGACTTACAGGCGGAGTATTTCCAGCCGCACCAGTAGCACCACCAGCAGCATTAGCTCCAGATCCACCGCCTGATCCACCTGCTGCACCCACAGAACAAGGTGCATTACAACCTGATCCACCACCTCCACCGTGTGCTGTTATTGTTGAAAAACTTGAATTACTCCCTGATCCTCCTACTCTTGGTGATCCAGGTCCGGGTCCAGCTGTTCCACCACCACCTACTGTAACTGGAAAAGCTGAAACTGTAACTGTTACTGCTGCGGGTGCGTTTAAAGGATTAGCAGGTGAACCTGAAAAGCCGGGATTAGTTGGAGTGTTAGAAAAAACTCTAAATCCTCCAGCTCCACCGCCACCAGATCCTCTAAAACCACCTGTTCCAGATCCATAACTACCACCACCACCTCCGCCACCACCAGCGACGACTACATACTCTACTGAATTAGAACCACCTGCATTACCTGCACAACTGACACAAAAAGTTCCGGGACCTTTAAAAGTTGCTATTTTAAAATCTCCACTAGTTGCTAAAGTATTACAAGCTCCACTAACTGTTGCTACTACAAATTTTGGTCCTCCTGTTATCTCATTTGAATTTACTGGTTTCCATCCTTTTACTGCATCTACATAAACTAATGTAACTGCAATACCTGTTGTAGCTAAAATTAAATTATCTGTACCCCCGTCTATAGGAGATCCATTTCTTGCAATTGTAATATTATTATTTGCTGATGTTTTTGCATAATCTGAAATTGAAACTATGTTACCTGCTGATGGTGAGGCAGGAAGCGTTACTGTAATCGCTCCTGAAGTTGTATTTACAAAATAACCTTCACCATTAGCTGCTGTAAAATCTCCTGTTTTAATTGAACCTGTCTGCCAATCTACAGTTCCTGTTCTACCAAAACCTGTTTGTGTTCCATTATTTGTAATTGTTGCACCAGCAGGAATTGTAATAGTGTCACCACTATCTCCTAATTGAACTGTGCCACAATTTGTTCTTGGACTAATTTTATTTACTTTTACTTCACTCATAATCTAATTAATTTTGAAATTTATATCTTATTATTACTACACCTGAACCACCATTACCAGAAGTTCCATTTCCACCAGCAGAACCACCACCGCCACCACCAGTATTTGCTGTTCCATTTCCAGCGGTTCCCTCTTGTAAACCAGAAATTCCACCACCACCTGTGCCTCCGATACCTCTATCTCCAGGTGAATTATTTTGTGCTGCTCCAGCACCGCCACCTGCATAAAATCTAAAACTACCAGAAGGGACTCCATTAGAACCAAAAGCTGTTGGTAGTCCTCCTCCAACTCCTCCAGGTCCACCTGTTGCAGCTGGAGCTCCTACATCAGTACCTGCAGCTAAAGCTCCACCTCCTCCGGCTGCTGTTGCTGGCGCTCCGCTTGGAAATGGTCCTGCTGATGTTGAATCTCCACCATCGTTACCTTGAGGTGGACTTACAGGGGGAGTATTTCCTGTTCCTCCAAAATTTGGCTGAGGAGCACACCCTGCTACAAAATAAGATCCTCCACCACCTGAACCACCGTTTCCAACACCTGTAGAAGCTGATCCTGGATTTGAACCACCAAAACCACCACCTGTTGATGTTATGGATGAAAAAGTTGATGGACTACCGGAACAATTAGTGCCTGAAGAATATAAACTTCCTGATCCACCTCCACCTACTGTTATTGGATATGCCTGTGCTGCAGCTGTTATTCCTGCAGGAGCTGCTAAAGGTTTCGCTGGATAAGTTGCCGGTGCTAAAGAGGGAGAGGCAAATCTAAATCCTCCTGCTCCAGCTCCGCCACCATTGTTTCCTCCACCTCCACCACCAGCTACCACTAAATATTCTAATTGATTATTTCCAATAGTATTACCTGCACAAGAAACTGTAAAAGTTCCAGGGCCTGTAAAAGTATGAATTTTAAAATCTCCACAAGTTGCAGTTGAGTTTCCACCACTAGCCGCTACATATTTAGCAGTTAGAGTAGCAGCATCATTACTATTTACTGCGACCCATCCTTGGGTTGCATCTACATATACTAAAGTTACAGTGTCTCTATCTGTGTCTAAAGTTGCATTTTCACTTGATCCTTCAATAGGTGATCCGTTTCTTGCTATTGTAATAGCATTGGTCCCTGCTGTTCCTGCATAATCTGCTACAGCTACAATATTTCCAGCACTTGGTGAAGAAGGCAAAGTAACAGTTATAGCTTGTGAAGTTGTGTCAACAAAAAACCCATCACCATTTGTAGCTGTAAAATCAGATGTTTTTTTAGTTGTATTCCAATCAACAGTACCAGTTCTACCAAAACCAGATTGAGATGCACCTGATGCGAGAGTAACAGTATCACCACTTGCACCAATAGTTATTGTATTGGAATTTTCATTGATAATATTATTACCGTCTTGATCCTGTATTGTGTCTACTTTTATTATACTACTCATAATTTACCTATTGAAACTTATACCTTATTATTACTATACCAGATCCACCAGCTCCAGAAGTTTGACCAGCTGGTTTAGTATCTATTCCTCCACCGCCACCACCAGTGTTTGTTCCACCTGCTGTAGCACTTGATCCAGAACAATTACCTGCTCCACCACCACCTACTCCGCCTGTTCCTTGACAACTTGATGGTGCACTTTCTGCGTTAGCTCCACCACCTCCTGCAAAAAATCTTGCTCCAGAAACAGGACCTGGTGTTCCATTACAACCAGCAAAACCTGTTTGAACTACAAAACTACCAGCTCCACCTGGACCTGCTTTTACGTTAGGAGTAGGACCGTTACCTGATCCTGCGCAAGCAGCTCCACCACCGCCAGAACCTTGGTTAGTTTCAAATCCTGGATTAGTGTCTCCACCATCATTTCCTTGAGGTGGGCTAGTTGGAGGAGTATTACCTGATCCTGGTCCACCAGAGGCACTCATTCCACCTTCACCACCACCTGATCCGCCAGGTCTTCCTGCAGAAGTTCCATTTGGATTAGCTCCACCACCTCCACCACCACCTGTCGATGTTATAGTTGAAAAAACTGAAGGTGAACCATCTCCACCTTGGAAACCAGGAGTTCCACTAGGTGCAGCACCTGTTCCAGGACTACCACCTCCTCCAACTGTAATTGGAAAAGCTGCAGTCGATGCTGTTATAGCTACGGGCGCTGCTAATGGAGAACTTTGAGGTGAAGGCATGGATGTACAATTTGCAAATCTAAATCCTCCTGCGCCACCACCACCGCCACCACCATTAGCTCCACCGCCAGCACCACCTCCAGCTACTACTAAATAACTTATTTTATTTGATCCAGCTGCATTTCCTGCATTGGTCACCGTAAAAGTACCGGGACTTGTAAATGTATGAACTTTAAAGTTTGTACAAACTGTTGTAACTGTTCCACCAGATGCTGCTATAAAGGAAGGTACAATACCTATTTCTGTATCTTCTGCGTTTTGAACGTTAATCCAACCTTTTGTTGAATCTACATAAACTAAAGTTACAGACTGACCATCAACATCTAATAGTGCATCGTCTGCGACTCCACCAATTTTATCTGAGCCGTTTGGTGAAATTCTAAATTTATGTGTTGAAAAATTTCTTGCATAATCAGAAAAAGCTACAATTGCACCAGCTGATCCAGCAGGTAAGCTCGCTGTAATTTCACTACTTGAATTTATGAAATATCCCTCACCATCAGCTGCTGTAAAGTTTCCTGTCTTAATTGAACCTGTTTGCCAGTTTACTGAACCCGCTCTTCCAAAACCTGATTGAGTGGCTCCACTAGCTAATGAAACTGTTCCACCAGATCTACCAATAGTTACAGTTGTTGCATCTACTGTTGCAGTCTTACAAGCTCCACCACCAACTGTTAAAGTTGTGCCGGATTGTTGTGTTATTTCATCTACTTCTATTTTTGACATTAAACTACTACTACCGTTCCTGTTATTGTTTGAGTTCCAGTTACTGTAACTGGTCCTGCTAATACTGCATTACTAATTGTTTGATCATCAGACAAAGTTGATGAATGATTAAAAGCATAAGTTGAAGCCGTCATACTTGCAGACGGTGCTCTAGATGCAGGATAAGTACAAAAAACATTTTTTGTCCCTGCAGAAAAATCTACTTTACTATCAGAATTTGATGAGGAGATAACCGTATCTCTGGATAAAGTATCTGGGCTAGCATCAGTAACCGTACCAACACCTACCTCAAACTCAGCTTGTCCAGGTAATTCTATAGCATAGAATGTTTTATTAGTTGTACCAATACCAGCTACAAAACTTTCAAAGCCAGTTTCAGCACCAGCCAAAGAAATAGTTCCTGTACCTGTAGTAGTGGTAGTTTCTTTTACCCTGTCATTTAATACAAATGCCATTTACTACTCCAAAAATATTATGCGTTGCCTAATCTAATAATAGCTGCAGAACTAGATGCAGTTGGAAACTGAACAACAAAATCTCCATTAGTTGCTGTTTTTGTTCCACCAAAATCTAATACTAATACTGCTTCATTAGAACCGCCACTCTTATAAATCAAAGCTCCTACCGCGTTTAGCGTTACAGATGAAAAAGTTAAATCTGCAAAATCAACAAATGCAATGTTACTAGAAATAGCAACCCCATTATTAGTTAATGCATTTCCACCAGATGAATAGTTTGTACCAGAAGTACCAACTTCATTCGTAGCAGTAAATGCAGTTGTTGATGTAGTTAGCCCTGATATGTCTGTGTATAAAGCAAGTTTAAAAGTTGATCCACCAGATGAATCAAAATTAAACGTACCTTTTAACAAATCTGTTTTAAAAGAGTCAGGTATAACATTAGCCATATTTTTATCTCCTTATTATGGTGATGGTGATTTAATAACATTACGAATAACCCCATCTTGATATTCGTCTCGTCTTCTTCTACCCTCTTGTTCAATAGAATAAGAGGCTAAAGCTCGTTTATAAGACGCTTCGTAGTATTGTAACATATCTATTGGACCTTTCAAGTATCCATATGCTTCTACTAAAGCCGCGTATAATAATAAATCTTGGTATTTATTTGACAGATAAGTTCCAGAAGTGCTTGGAACACCAGACGTAAGAGTGTCTGGCTGTTTGACATATGCCAAAGTTATCTCATAGTTAGCGTTTGGTGTAGGTGCAACAATCCAAAAATTAGCGTCCCAGTTAGCGTAATATTTAGGTAATCCCTCAGCTGTGCTAGGTGTATCGTAAAACGTAGCCATATAACTTGTTTCTTTTTTTTCTAAAAAGTATTGAACGTTTGGAGTCACCGTTGAGTCTTTTATTTGAACATATCTTATTGATCTTAAATCTGATGGTATAGTTACATATCTACTACCAGATTGTAAGTTTGATGTAGCATAAAATCTATTGTCATCAGAGTCCACCTCTCTATAAATTCTGTTTTCAGCATTTTTAATTATTGTATTTAATATAGCTGAAGAAAAAACAGAGCTATCAACTTCTGTGTAACTTTTAATATCGTCTTGTAAATTAGTTAAAGTGTATGCCATACTACGGTGTTAGAGTTACAGGTCCTGCTGTAACTGTCATTCCTCCTGAACTTTCTGTTATAGTCGGTGTTGACCCTAATGTAAATGTATACTTATCTGTTGTTGTAACTGTAATTGTAAAACCAGAACTATCTTCAAAAGCAGAGGGTGCAACTCCACCCAAAGACCCATCTACATTTCTAAATACTACTGTATCTCCTGTAGATCTTCCATGATTTACTTCTGTAACAGTTATTGTAGTTGACCCGCTAGTTATTGAAAATGGATTTGCAGATAATAATCTTGCAACAGCAGGCTCGACTCTTGCTGGTCTTGCATTACGTAGACCTTGTGGCTCTGCCATAAATCTTTTTGGTTCTAGTTGTGGATGTTTCTTTTCATATTCTGAGACGTGAACTCTAGCACCATTCCATTCTATAACCATCTCTTTGTATGGAAACTCCATACCAGATCTATCGGATATAAATTTTGCATACTTACCAACAGCCATTATTCAACCTCTGTAAAATAAGATTTAGGTGTAATGAAGGTACTAGACGATGATCCATCTTCCGCTAAAGCTCTTTGGAACTCATCTTCATAAAATAATTTAAATTGTTGTGATCTTTGTGGTGCATACTTTTGAGATAGATAATAAGTTAAACCTGAAACCATACAAGGTACAAATCTATACGGAACATCTGATGCGTTTGTATATGCACCTACATCTTGTATTCTTTTTACAAAAAAGAAATTTAAAAACTTACCATTCTCTGTTGATCCGGGTGTTAAATATAAATTGATTGTAATTTTATCTATGAATCTTTGAACAAAATATTGTGATGGTTGACCTGTAGAAGTTTTATTTGATAAAGCTTGATATGCAGATCTAGCTATTTTTGTTAAAGGTACATCTACATTACTAGCGTTTCTAAAACTAGCTTCTAATATATCATCAGCACCATTAACAAAATTAGTTACTGCATCACCACTAGTGTGTGATGCTGCTGTTGTATCGTCAGATGCTCTTGTTGCACCTGTTAAATTTAAAGAGGATATTCCTGTGTAAGAAATTATTTCATTGTTAACTTTAATTTTACCAGATGAGGGCATGTTTGTTACAGATGTAAGAGGTATAGTTGTAACACTACTATTTATACCTGCTGATAAAGTAGTTGTAACTCCATTAGAATCCCCCTCTGCAGAAGATCTAAATATAGTATATTCTGTTTGATCAGTTGCTAATGTTATAGATGTATTTTCAACTTCCCAATAATGCAGACCACGATTAGCCCACTCTTGAAACATGATATTTAAAGTTCTTCTAGAAGTTTTTAATTGATATCCAGATACATTTTGAATACCCATTCTTTCAAATGACTCTTCTATTATCTCATCAATAGAAAAATTTTTTTCGAAAACTTGAGTTCCAGAGGTAGTGTTAGCCATTTAGCCTCCTACTTATCTATGATAACAGTTACAGTAGCGTTTGAAAGAGCAGAAACTGTCATTCCACCATCAAATACAATTCCATCTTCTGCAAGATTATATGCAAATACATCTCCTGCTGGAACATCAACTTGAAACTGTGTTACTGAGTTTCCATCTTGTAAAGTAACTGAACCTGCAGAACCATCTGATGCTAAGATAATTCCTCTTAGTCTTGTTCTACCTGCAAATACAGAACCTGTGGTTGCTTTTCTAACTGCTTTTACGTCTGACTTCATTAGCCTGTGTATCCTATTGTTACGGAGTCTGTTGTAGTTAAATCTAAATAAACTCCTGTTCTAAATCTTATACCAGAACCGGGAACCATTATATCTAATCCTTCATCACTAAATTTAGCTTGGAACTCTAAAGAACCTGTGTCGTCTGTTCCATCATGTAGTTTTACCAAACAATTAGTTCCACCATGCGCTTGTATGTAAGTTACTCTACATGGTCCTAAATTTACACTACCGCCTGTTATAGTTTTAAATCTACCATCAGCCGTTAGTGTTGTAAACTTTTGGTCACTTATAAATGATCCTCCGCCTGCCATAATATTCTCCTTAAATTTATGTGGGGCCGAGGCCCCACATTAAATTAATTATTAACCTTCTAAACCAGCGTCAACAACTGTGTATGTAAATACACCAGTTACTGTTCCGCCAGTAGCTGCAGATGAACCAACAATACCTGTAACAGTAGATGCTGCAGAAATTCCTCCTG